CCAGATGTCAATCCAGTAAATGTTCGTATCGTCCCTTCGAGAGCAGTATCGAAAGAGTCTGTCGCTGTAGTTAAGGACTCAAGGGATTTCTTGTTGGCTTTCTCAGAATCATCGAGTTTTTTTAATGTTGCTTCTTTCTCAAGTATGGCAGCGGTGGTGGCTCCAGATGCCTTTAAATATTCTATCTCCGTCTGGATGAGTGCCCTTCGAGATGCGATGCGTTCTTCTATAGATGCTTTTTCAGCGGCGTAGGCGGACATAGTTTCCGCATGGCGGTGACTGGCGAGTTCCATTTGCTCGAAGGCTGCATCTTCTACCTTTTTCTTCTGTTCTGCGGCAGCGGTGGCTTTTTCAGTAGCTTTGGTTGCTTCTTCTTGAGCTTTGGTATGCGCATGTAGTGCTTCAGTGGCGGCGTTTATCGCCATTGCTTGATCCGTGAGTTCTTCTACGGACGCGCCCGAAGCAGCGGCATAATCCCTATTAGCTTCGGCAAGCGCCTTGGTTATTTCAAGTTGTCGAGTTTGAGCTTCAGCGTTGCCATCAAGCGCGGCTTGCTCGGCTTCTAGCGCTTTTATCTTGGCTTCGTAATCTATTGCCACTCTTAGTTACCCCCTATTTGAATGGCCAAACGATGCCAGTGTCTTTCTCGAAGTTCTTGATTGCTCTGTCGAGTTGGGCTTTTGACTTGTTTGCACCTGGCTTATCAAGTCCGTACTTCTTCATTGCTTTGAGGTATTTTGCCTCGTGTCCAAGTGCTTTCTGGAAAGATGCAATTTGCTTCTTGGTGCCTGTGACATTCAGAGGCATTATCTTTCCTCCAAACATGCCTCTCATCAGCATTTCTATGGCTCCGCCGAACATTGCGAGGATACCTTCATCTAGAGTTCCTTCTGCTTTGGCGTTTAAGTTGATTTCGAGTGGAACCAAATCGTTATCTTTATTCATTTTATGTCCTCCGCATAAAGTCGTTGCTTTATAAATAGTCTCTTACAAAAAGAAAACGGGCAATAATGCCCGCTCTCTGTTATCATTTTTTCTTCTGTGCCTTCTTTACCGCTTCGTTCTCGTCTTCGAACTGCTTTGATAGGCGTCGGACGAACCAGTTCCTTAGTTGGACTGGGAGATTGTATGCTTCGATGAAGCTCCAGCCTCCGTGATGTTTAAGATAGAAGAACTGTTCGTAAACACTCTCCATATAATCATTGTTTAGGCCAAAAAAACTCCGCAGTAAACGGCACCTCCACGTCGGCAACTACACCGCAGGATAAACATTCGCAGGGTTGATTCATATTGACGTTTGGTGTAACTACCTGAACACATGCTCTGATGTGTCGTGCGTCTTGTGCTGGCATATTATCAACGAAGTTATTGACTTCTCCTCTGTCTGTCACGCCATTGACTGATACTAACAGGACTTTTAGCAAGTCTGTTGACGCCGAGTCTGCAAGCTTATGCTTCGCTTTCTTAGCGGAGGTTTGCATAGCATCTTTCTCATCTTGAGAAGTGAAGAGTCGGAACTCAGCGGTGTATCCTGTTTTTGGAAGAACTGCTGTAAAAGTTCCATTGTCAGTTGCCGCTACGCCGCTTGTGTTATTTTCGTCGGGCTGAATGCCTTCTTTATTTTCGAACGCAGTCAAATCGAAAGTGTGCTGCTGTGAGACGCCACAAGATGGACAGGACACTTGTACTTTGTAGTCTGCGCCGTAGCCTGAAACTCTTGCTGCCATTAGGAGGGCGTTTTTATCTCCGATGAGCAATTCGTCTGGATTGATGTCTTTATCGACGATAAGGTTAGATACAAGCCTTTCTATTGCGAGTCCGTTCTTGAGTAGCGCTTGAGAGGTTAGGATGTCCTCGTCTTTCGCTGTCATAAATCGGAGTTCGATAGTCTCTTGGTTGTGGAGCGGGTGATCCGCTGAATAGAACTGTCCTCGGGAAGGAAGCTCTACGAACTCTGTGGGCGTCACGTAGGACAACCCTGTGGTTTGAGTTGGAGCAGCTTTGACTGCTTGTGCTGGCGCAGGGGAAGATGCCTTCGTGCGTCCTTTATTTCTCGACATTTACACCTCTAATGTATTTGTTTGTATTATGTCTTTATAGTATAACACGCTTGGATGAATGTTTCAAGCGTTATTTTCTAGTTTTTTTCCTCGTATTTTGCCCAATCGTACTGAATAGTCAACTGGACATCTATCATGTCTTCACTGTCGTAAGAGTGTTGTCCGAAGTTTACCTCGGTGATGAAAGCATTTTCAAGCTGCCACTCACCTTTTACGTTCTGATCGCCAGAGCCCTCGCCTATTTCTTTTATAAGAAGTCTCCCCATTGCAGCAGTGGCGCTCTGCTTTGTAATAGCATTCGCCGTGGCGGTGGCTACATTGGTAGGATTATTGTAGCCGATATTGCCAAGGTAGTCCATGAATATTTTTGATGCATTGTTGCTGCCTATTGCATCAACCAATGTAAGGGTAATAGTGTTCCACTCGACACGACCTGGATAGTGGAAGGTGTGGTTAAAGAACTTGTGAGGGTTCGAAGTTACAGTATATGACGGGCGATCCACAGACTTTGCAAGAAACTGTAGATTGTTTGCGTTGCCGTCGAGGTCGGCGTCGGCGCCAGGCGTGAACTCTATAAGGAACCTAAAGGCTCTTTTTGGTTCGAATGTGGGGTTTGACCAGAAATCTGACATTATTTGTTTCTCCTATTGATGATATAAATAGTCATTAGTTTAGTTTAGTCCTCGAATCCTGCGCCTGTATTTGTAATAACAAAGTCGAGGGCGATGAACTCGATTGAGCGTGCTGGCTTGAGGAATATCTTGGCATACATGACATTTCTATCAACCAAGTCTGCGGTTGTTGTGCTTTCGTCAAGAACAATCTTGAAATCTGCGAGTCCAAGTCTTGCTTGAACACTTCTTAAGAATGGCTCTGCGGCTGACATAAAGCGGTTCCAAGTTGCTGGAACGTTTTGATCGAAGAGGACAGTTGCTGCCATACGGGAGATTTCTTTCTTCACGTAAATCATTAGACGGCGAACGTTGATTCTGTCGAGAGCAGAAGGAGTCACTTGGAGTGTCTTCTGTCCGAAGATTACGATTCCCTCTGCTGGAAATGAAGCAATCGGGTTGATGTTTGCTTCGTACAAGTCGTCTCTGTCCTTAGAAGTCAATCTCTCGCGAGTCTGAATAACTCCAATTCCTGCGGAACCTTCTGTCAATCCACCTCGGGTGAATCCAGCGGGAGCAAACCATAGTTCGCTTTTGCGCTGTGAACTTGAGAATGTTCCAAGAGCAACGATTGAAGGTGGTGCCCAAAGGAGACTATTACTTATAGAGTCGTTGATTTGAACCCAAGGGTAGTAAGCACAGCCATAAGATGAGTTAACTCCTCTCGTGTTTAGTCCATTGATTGCATCTGAAACACTTCCGACTCTTTCTGAGATTGAGTCAGTGCTTTCAGCGCTTGTTCTGTAACCAGAATCCAAGTCGATGACTGCAAGAGCATCTCCACGAGCCTCGCATACTTCCATCATGTGAGAAGTGAGTCCTGCGTGGTAGATACCTGGCATAGCCATTAGGTTGTATTCTACTGCTTCTGGATCAGCTACGGTGTCGATTGCTCGCTTTGCTGAGTAGTAAGCGTATTTTGTAGAATCGGTTCCGTCTGCGAGGGCGCGAGTATAGTTGAATGGATCTTTCTCGGTGATATCTAGTCCGTCAAATCCGCCGTGGAGCGGAACGGTGAAGCGGTTGTATCCCTGATCGAGAACTTCTGTATAGTCGGCAGTTGCTGTCCATGAGTCTCCTGCGGCTCGTGAGCCAGAAACCCAGACGCCCACTGCGACACCAGTGTCTGACGAGGCTGACACATCGTCAAGAGAGAACATGTATGAGTATTCAGTAGAGTCTCCAATTGCGAATGAGTCAACTACAGGTGGAAGCATACGAACGGCGTCTGCATAACTTGCTTCATAACGATTGTTTGATGCCTGAGTTGTGTCGATGCCGAAGTAAGCATTCTTTGGATTTGAAAGATTTCCAGCGGAGGCGCTTTCTCTTAGTGGAATCGCTGGGTAGTATACACTTCCCGTGAACCCTCCTGCTCCATGTGATCCGCTTTGGATAAAGTTTGCAGATTCAGCTAAAGGAATAAGTGCGTTTCCACCCTGTGCCCAAGCCCAATCTGGAACAGAGGCGCTGTTAGCCGAGTTGTATGTCCATGACTTCATACGAACTGGTCCGAATGAACCGAATGGAAGTAACGATGCGTCTGATACGCTTTCGTTCACTTCTACTCTGATGAACTTAGATGCGTTTACGTAGTTTCCATAAACACGGTGACGGCGTTCGGTGTCGTCCCAAGAGAGGTATTGATCTCCGATTTTTCGTCCGATGTAGTTATTGGAAGCAGGGTTCAAGTTTACTGAACTGTATCTCTCAAGAACAACTGGTGCGTTATCATTATCTCTTGCGTCTCTTACGAGAACGCTGAATGTGCCGTATTTCTGATCTGGGTTCGTTGGAGCCTTGATGTCTGCGATTGATATCTTGAGCTTCTTTTGCTCGTCTTCACCCATGTCGAGAGTATGGAGCCTGAATAGCTTTGTCATGTTCTCGGCTTGGTAGTTTGCATAAGCTCCAACATCCTGCGAGATAATCCAAGGAGTTTGTGCTGCTTGGAAGCCTCCACGGAAGTCTGCGGCGCTGATTGAACCGCTGTCCAATCCTAGAACTGTTCCGAAAGTATCTTCAGAACCGCCTACAACTTCTGTAAGGTGTCCTTCGTATGTAGGTCCAAGCCAGTATGTTTCTAATTGATCTGTGTCAGTTATTGCACTATTAGTCAAAGTTGGATCGGTGTTGAATACTTTTCGGATATACTTTGAAGAGGAAGGAGTGAAGTTGAAAGAAACCTCTCGTGAAACTGCTTCATCAACGCCATAAATGACTGCCTTATAATCTCCACCATCATCTGCGTAAAGACAAGCGGCGGATTGTGACAGAACTGAATTGGGTCCTCTCAATGTTCCTGAAAGTTCGATAGAACCAGTAGTCAAATACCAGACTGCTGCGAGTGCGCCGTCTACGATTGTTTCAGCCGATGCCGAGTTGAATACGAAAAGTCCGTATGCTCCACCGTTAGTGACGACTGAATTGGTGTTCTCTTTTGCTGTATACCAGCCTGCTTTTCCGTCTGCGTCATCTTCCAAGCCAGTTTGCTCGGCTCCCAAGAGACGAACGACTGTTGCGGCGTTGGAGTTGCGGAGGTATGCTTGTGCGGCATAAGAGGCATAAGTTGGTGTGGTGTAGTTTCCGTCACGCCAGATGTCTCCACCTTGTCCGCCTGCGATAGGGTTTCCGAAAACCTCGACGAACTCTGAAAATGAGTTTACTTTCACGGGGCGCATTGCTGGCCCTCTCTCGGTGCGTCCAATAATGACTGGACCCATCTCCGTTCCAACTGCTGGCAGTTGTGAGTTATCAATCTCGTTTATGAAGATACCTGGTGAAATGAATTTGAATGATTTGACTGACATTATGTGTTATCTCCTTGCAGCATTATAACATAATCTTCGAAATAAGTATTTATATTCGTATTATCGTAAGTAAATAGTTGATGAAAAACCTAAACGCATAAATAAATAGAGACTACTCTCTATAAAACGGAACATTACCGCTTAGGTGCATATTCTCGTTTATATCTCCGAATATAACTCTTTCTCTCGGCATCTTTATTTCCACTGCGTTCTCTCTGCGAACTATCTTTGGTTGCTCGTCGTTTTTACCTGCTCCCATTATATATCCGATGACTCTGAACGATACTTCTGATTTGTATCCTCGCTCATCTTCTCCAAGGGAGGAGCCGTTGTTTTCTATTGAATAATCTGAATCAACGAAGACTTCAAATCTGTGCCCGTCTTTTTGAGCGACGAAGTAGTTTATACCACCTGGGGCTGTCATAAACGGGGTTAGTATCTCGTTCATTTGCTGCTGATACTCTGTCTTGACTGTTAGTTTGTATGTTGCTTCGAGATAGACGGGGATGGGCATTGTGAGAGTTTCGTATACTACTTTTTTATTTTGTTTTCTCGGATATGTTTCTTGCCCGTTGCCGACATTGAGAACAACTCTTTTTGAGTCGGCGTTGGCGAAGTTGGCGGTTTTGTCTTGTTTTATTACCCTGCCGACGGTTATGGAACCGCCCTGTACATCGTTGATGTTTGAAATAGGGGCGTAGACTGAACCTCTCTTTGCGATGTCTTTCACTATCGACACTCTTTCGACTGTCATTAGTGGATAAATGAGGACACCGTTGTTGTCTCTCAACTCTCTATCGTGTTTTATCTGATATGCTCTTTCGGCACCTGCCCAATAGAAAGGCACTTTCTTCCAGCCCTTGTTGGTGGTACAAGAGATGTCCAGCGTGTCATCAACATAGTCGAAGAGCGCCCTGTCGATAGTCTCGATAGTTGAGGGTTGGAACGGAACTTCTTGTAAAGGGGCAAGTTCGTCGCCTTTGCTCAATTTTGGATCAAAGAGAACTTTGTCTTTGTCGTATTTTTTACGTGGCATCGAATAGTCCCTCTCTGGATAGTGTACACATTGCTGTTATTTCGAACTTGTGATCTATTTGTCCGAAAAGTTCTCTTGGCTGTGAAAGTGTTGAGATTTCATAGAACAGTCCGCCGTAGAGAACGAAGTCGCCCTCACGGACATACAAGTCTTGATCTTCGGTTAGTCTTCGTTTATGGAAGTTGACGGTTATCTTGCTTGACTTATCAAGTCCGCTTGCGTCGTCAGCTTTTGTTTGAATGCTTTCGAAAGCAACGAGGGCGTAGACACGGACTGGCGGGAGGAATGATTTCTCTATTGCCTCTCCGTAGATATCGTTGTATTGTGTTATATTTCTGTCTATTGGATAATAGACTACTTGCTGCCCGACGACTCTTTCTATGAGTTCGTCGTTTACTTGCTTTACTAAGTTTCTTTCCTTCTCTCCGACAAATAATGGTGGAGGAGGTGCGTCTGGTTGACTCCATTTATTATCATCTGACATTATTTATCCCCTATCCAACGAAGACACCTGCTGGAACCCTCTTAGTTATAGTCTCTACTGAGTCTGCGATAGATGCGTCCTTCTCTGCGAGGACTTGATAGGTGAGTTGATCTAGAACTTCTTTGAGTTCGTCTCTTAATTTGGTTTGTGTTTCTCTACCCTCGGTGATAAGTGCGCTTCCGTTGAGCGTTACTGATTCACCTGGTATTGGAATAGTGGCGAACTTGGAGCGTGTCTGTCCAAGCGTCTCTTTACATAGGGCGAGAGTGAAGCGTCGTATCCATTGCTTACCGATGGAGTTCACATTTGCGTATGGGATGTTGGCGAACGGCAATGTGTTCATATTGTTGATGCCGTCAACTCCTGATGCTGCTCCTGCTGCGGTATTCGTTTCATCCCAAGCGTTGCTCATTATGCGGAAGTCAAACCAGTAGTATTTAGGTGTGACTGAACCTGGTGCCGTTGGTGATGGGAAAATCTTTAGTTTGTCGTGGTGGAGTTCGAACGAGTAGTGTGAGTTTCTGGTGTAGATAGAGTCTTCGAACGCCATTGCTTGTGCTTTGTTTTGCCAGACTGGAATAAGTTGGAAAGTCGAGTCGTCAGCGTACTGTCCGTAGTTTGAAAGATTTCCGACGGTGTTGAGTCCGCCGTAATATCCAAAGAAGCGCCACATCGCATGTGGCGTCTTGTAGTACACCTTCTCGATGACTATCTTGTTGCCGTTTATTAATCCCGTGAAAGGAACTGGATCTCCTGTTGCTGGATCAGTGTTGGTGTCCGATGAGGATGAAAGGATGGAGTATAAGTCGTATTCCTGTTGTCCTGCTACGCCTGCGAATGATGCGGAGTAGATGATGGAGTTTGCGCCGATGCCTGCTTGTCCGCCGAAACCTTCTGTAAGTTTCTGAATGTGGGCGAATGTTGTTCTTGGGTATTTTAGTGCGACATCGGTGTCGCCTGTCTTTGACTCTCCGTCGTGATCGAAGGTGCCTGTCGTCATGCCTAAAACATCTGATAGGATGTTCTTTGATTGATGCATGTTGACGATGTAGGAGTATTCTAATACTGCTTCTTCGTAGGCGGCATAGACACTACCCGTTGTCAACTCAATATCCAAGATGTCTCCACCGAGTTTCTGATAGGTGTATGCTACTTGGTCTGACGCTCCAGATAGGAAGTCGGTAGAACCTGTGTAGACACCGATGGGACAGTTTGCTGCGACGGATGCCGCAGAACCCGTTGAAGGAAGCACTATTGCGCTAACTGTTGAACCTGGTGTGAGTGTTGGTATTGCCATATTCTATATATCTCCTCTCCATAAATAGTCTGCAATATTGACTAACGCAAATAAAAAAAACGCCCCCGACTCAATGAAGAGAAGGGGGCGAGTTTAATGTTACGAGTTATCTCTTAGAGATCACGAACGACAACGAGTCCATACATATCTGGACGAACCATCTTCTTACCGTAACGAGTCATCACGCCCTTGCGAGGCACGAAGTCTTCGGTTCCGAAGATAGTAGGAGTTACCTGTAGTGGGACGTATGGTGAGTATACATATCCACTTTCGAGGAATGAACCACCCTTGCGTCCAACAAGAATAACGTTACGTGGGAAGTAAGGATCTACGTATACATCCCACTTCTTGCTGAGAGAACCAGTCTTGACTGCTCCGACAGTACCGCGATCAGCATCACCAGTGATGTTCGCACGGAAACCAGCGGTAAACTCAAGAACGTTAGCAACCTCTGGACCACATACGAGGAAGTTTGCACCACCACGTAGAGTCTTACGGTGGATTGCCGCAGAAACGTCGTTTACAGTCTCAACAAGAGTCTCGTACCACTCTGAAACAGTACCAGTGAAGTCAGGAGTAGCGGTTGTTGCGCCAATCTCTGCACCAGTTGTACGGTCTACAAAGCGTCCAGCAGCACGACTCCAGTACAATGTACTAGCAGTTGCGCCCTTGATTAGGTCTTCAAGAATCTCACGATCAATCTCAAGAGCGATTTGCTCAGAAAGGATTGAAGTAAGTTCAACCTCCGCATCCAAGTTGTGGTATGCGTTGAGGTCTTGACCTAACTCTGGTGTCCACTTAGCTTTCAACTTCTTGGTGATTGCAGTGATGCTCACTGAGTCAACCTTGATGTCGATTTCTGGGATTGCTGTTTGGTTCTCAAGACCCCAAGTAGTATCACCTACTACAGCGCCGAGAGCGTTAGCTGTGCCCGCTGCTGGAGTTCCGTCGAAGGCGTCGGTGATTGGGAAGTCGCAAGATGCAGAACCACCAATAACAGAACCACTCATGGTTTCCCATGAAGTTCCGCCAGCTATAGATGCGAATACGCACTGCAAGTCTGTTCCATCGGTAGTAGTAAGTCTGCGAACGTGGTTGGCGTTATCAGCCACAACTGCAACTAAGTCACGAAGGTTCAATTGACCTAAACCAGTTAACGGCGTAGAAGCAATAAGTACCTCGGTTGTCCCTGATACGAAGTCAGGATCGTAGCGACAAAGCCTATCAAGAACGGCATCGCCATCTCCATAAGTTCCGTTGTCAACCAATGTCCACTCGATGGCTGCTACGGTGGAAGATGTTGGTGAAGAGTAACCGTTGTTTAGGTTGTAGAAAGACTTATCGCCTGAAATATCTACACCACCAGTGATTTCCTGACCAACGGCGTCACCGCCGTACAAAGATTCATCTGCGACTGCACCAAGACGGCTACCTTCGTAGGTAAAGTCGAGGAAGAAAATGAGTCCTGATGGAAGGCTCATTGGTTGAACGCTTACTAAGTCGTTAGCGATAAGTCCACCGAATACACGACGAACGATTGGGAATGCTACAGCGGCGAAACCTTCTACGTCTCCGCCTGCCATTGAGGAAGCCTCGCGAAGAAGCTCCTTAGCTTGGTTTTCAAGTAGGCGAGCCATAGAGTTACGGTTACGATCAGAATCGATACCCTCTAGAAGTCCAGTGCGCTCCCACTTGCTTAGAAGGGCTGCGCCCTCTTTTGAGAGATCGCGGTCTACGATACCCTCAGTTAGTTTATTAAGAATTGACATCTTAGTTATCTCCTTTAATGCCTGCTAATGCTCTCATCCTGTTATATTGTGGATTTTGAGCAGATTGTTGTTTGTTTGTCCTCGAATTATTACGAGGGAGTGTTGGAGAAGATCTGTCAACTGCTTCGCTTAGTGATTGCGGGGCACGCTTTGTGCCTCCCACTGCGCTTTGAAGTGTTTCATAGATTACCTTCGCCTCTTCTACAGAACCAGCAGTTGAAATAGACTCGACAATTCTTGTTCGTTGTCGCTCATTCAAGGAGTTGCTTTTCAAGACACGGTTTGTGTAAAGTAGTCGAGCGTTGGATAGATTGACATCTTCCATTCGCTCATTAAGTGTAGTAAGTGCTGTTTGAAGCTTTTCGTTTGAAGCGGTGAGTTTCTCAACCTGCTCCAAATACATGTCTGCTTCTTCTTTTGCCTTTTGGAGAGCTTCGTGCTCTTCGGCAAGTTCATCGTCTTTTAGGTTGGCAAGAGTTGCCTCTTGTCCTTGCAAGTCTGCCGATGTTGGAGTTGTTCTTCCGCCGAGTCCTTGACCTGGCATTCCGACGTCAACTTTGAGTTCTTCTGCGATGGCGGCGAGGAGAGTTTCGTCAAGCTCGATTTCTTCGTCGGCTTCTTCGGTTGTCTCTTCTGCCATCTCAGCAAGTTCCTGAACGTCTAGAGTTACGGTTTCTTTGTCGTCACCTGATGCTTCGACTTCTTCGTCGAGAACTTCTTCTGCTAACTCTTCGTGAGTTTGCTCTGCCTCGTCGGAACCTTCTTCGTCGAGGGCTCTTTCGAGTGCCTCTAAGTCTAAACGAACAGTTACGGGTGCGTCACCATCTTCGTTTGCGTAGGGAACTTCGTTCATCACAGGACTTTCTTCGGATTCTTCTTCCTCTTCGAGTTCTTCTTCGAACTCTTCACTTAGAAGGGACTCGACAGCCGCCTTCACTTCTGAGGAATATTTTTCAACAATTGACGCTTCGGCATTTTTCATTGCCGCCTCTCGTAAGGCTTCTGCGTCGATGATTGCTTGTTCAAGCAGGGTGGACATAGTTTATAACTCCATGAAATAATAATTATCACAAATAAATAGTATTATAAAAGTCGAAATGCCTTATTTGTTTATTGCTAAATCTTTTCTAACGTTATCCATGACTGATTTCCAAGAATTGTTACGTCGAGTTCTCCCGATGTAGCTCCTCCAAAGAATGAAGTACACACATTGATAGTATCTCCTGCACTTGCTGAAACAATAGTTGTTACCGAGTTTGTGCCGTACTTTACGGTGGCATTACCGCCACTAGTTCCGCCCCAGTTTGTACCGCCATCGCCTCTAAGATAGCAGTATGCATGGGTGTATGGCATTACTGTCCCTGAGAGTTCTGAGACGACGGAGCCTGAAAAGTTTACTATTGCCCAAGTCTTCATACAAGCACGATTGCTGTTGGGAGTAGTTAATGCATAGTTGAGGTTATAAGATAACTGATAATCCCCTGTCTCGGCTATAAGTATTCCATCTGATCCAGATGTATAGTATGATTCATCGATTCGAATAGTGTCGTCGAATTCCACACGAAAAATAGGTGTTGTTAATGGCGTTACGTTGATACTGTTAATATCTCTATCCCCTGTTGATGGATCGATTTGTAAATTAAGGGCACTTATCAGGATGTCTTGATCTCCGCTTCCGACTCCAAGTTGGATATATCCTAACTTCTCTATTGAACCGCTGACATCGAGCGTTCCCGATATCACTGCATCGCCTGTATACGGGAATGCCGAGCCTCCGCCTGCTGGTGTTGCCACAACAACTTGGTGAGAACTGTTAAGTGCGAGGAAACTACCTGCGCCAGCAGCAGTACCAGAAACCACTGTTCCGCCTGGGTAGTCCATACTTATGCTGCCACCCATTAGCTCAATACCTGTGGCTGAACCTGAAATGGCAAGCCTGCCTATGCCAGAATCATATTCGATAAGAGCATCTGCGGAATCTCCTAAGTTGAGCTTCTTGTCGTCTAATAGATTGATGTCGTCAGTGGTAGTAAGAGTTCCAGAGACAATGGCGTTTCCGTCAACATCAAGTTGCGCGTTGGCACTCGTCTTGTTGCCTATACCCACATAGTGATTTGTACCGAAGCATCTTATTGGGTTTTCGCTATTTGTTCTGAATATAATATCCTTATTAGTAACCTCACTCTGAATAAACAAGTGTTCCGAACTGTTTATAACCATTGACGCTGCGTCGGTTCCATCCTTCTTGAAGACTATCTCTCTTGTAGTGTCAGTATCTAAGGCATGAAGTACCAACAATTGGGCATCAGAACCAGTTATTTCTACCGCTCCTGTAATTTGCGTTACGGGACTGTCTATAGTGACTGAGCCTCCTCCGAGCCACAATCCTGTGGAAGAACCTGAAACAACTAAGGTATCTGAACCTGCTTCATCATATTTGATGATTGAATCGCCTTGACTGCCGAAAACCAAGTTTTTGTCATCGACTATCATCACCTGTTCGTTGAAAAGAGCGCCTTGTGATGCAGTTAGTTGACTGGCGATTGTTGTAACGTCAGAATTGTCAATACCAAGATACGCATTGCCGCTTGTAATAAACAGTCCCGAGAGGGTGTTGAATTGCCCCATTGCGCCAGATATATTAGTAGCTGAGATGTTGTCTAAAGTTGAGCCGTCGCCGTAGTAGGCAGAGGCGGATATGTTCGCTGATGCGGACAAAGGACCATTGACATAGACAGAGCCAGTGAACTGATGTGTGTCGTCGGCAGTATCGCCGAAGATGGTATCGCCACTTGCGGAAATGTTTGTTACTGTCTTGTCGATAACATTGACGTTATATTGATTAGCCGTAAGGGTTCCTGATATCTCGACACTACCAGTTATTGCCAATAAACTAGATGCGGTATGATATACGAAGTTCGACGAGCCAGAGACGGATGTATTTCCGCCTGAGTCTGCTACTCTGTATTGAATTGAGCCTGTAGGTCCACTCGACGACAAGACTGCCTCTGAATCAATATATGCCCATGAAAATTCTGCCATTTATTGTCTCCGACTTAAAGTGTGTTGACGCCGAGGAAGATTGATGCTGTTCCGCCTGAACCCCATGAATAACATTCGACATGAACTCGCTCGATGCCCTTTATTGGGATAATGTTATATATCTTAGTGTTATTCGCAACAGTTAATGTCACTGGATTATTTCCACCATCGGCAGGGTCAATAACATTTATCACTGCCCATTCTCCAGAAAACGAGTGATATCCCCAAATACGAAGAGATAATGATGAGCCGCCGCTGACGTAGCCTATCGCAACGTGAAGGTTTTCCTGAAGCCCGTAGTTTGCGTACCCGTCTGTCGCAACAGATGGCGCTGAGTTGGCTGCGGTGAGGGAATAAGCGGCTGTGCCTCCATCTCCGACGTCTGCTATGTTGATAATGTTTCTTGTGCGTCCGCCTGATTGATAATTTTGCATATTTGGTAAACTCCTATCGTTTCATATAAATAGTTACGATTCTCTCTTATTCTCTCGCTTCTTTCTATTTTTCTCCAACTCACGCTTGATTCTGATGTTTTTTTCGTGGCGGATCTTTGATGGTTTCTCAAAATACCTTCTGTCTCGGAGTTCTTTTATGATTCCTTGTTTCTTTGTCTTTCGTATGAATCTCTTGATTAGTTTCTCAACGGCTTCATCTTTACCCTTAGACTTAACGGTAAGTCTTGTAACTCTTTTGCTCATTTCT